TTTTCCTCCAATAATTCTTCATCGTTTTTATCTACAAAGTATTCAAAATACTCATCAAAAGATAAGTAATTGCCAATACTACATTTATCTGATGAATCAATATTAAACGAATATCTGGATTTGTCAAGGGAAATTTCACCATTATTGTCAACATTATTTTCTGACCAAACTTTGATATTGAAGTTTTCAACACTTACAATAGTTTGATTCTGTAAAGCATTCCAAAATTCAGTATTTTGACAAAGAATATCAATTTTACTACTATCAACATATAACATATTGTCTTGAGTAATAACTTCTTCCGGGCTAATTGTATTCATTATTCCATGTCTTACACCATCCATCTTAAACAACAATGAACACAATGTATCAGATAGACTATTTATATTATTGATTTTAAATATAGTACTATTCATAACCTTGCTCTCCTATGTAACTTGAGACCTTAGAATCTTGAGCGGTATCAAGATTAGTTGTATAAATAAGTATTTGCTTCAATATATCATAAATATTAAAAGCAACTTGTGAGTTTTCGAAGTAAACATATTGCTGACTAGGATTGGCATAAAATCTCATTGCTACCATATTAAGCTGTGCTTTATGCCATAAGAAATAATTAGAAGTGTCTAGATATTGGTCGTTAATAAGAGTTTGATTCCACTGAATAGCATTTTGCTTATCCATAAGATTTTTAACATCTGTAGGAGCGTTTGAAAAGTCAATCCATGCTTCTACTCCTGGAATAATATTAACACTTGCAGGATTCATTAAATCGCCACCGAAATAAGCGTCTTTATTTGGATTGCTAGAATTTGCAGGAATCTCAACAACATCTACATTTGTTTTTGTTTGAAAGTCTGAACTGAATCCGTTCCAATAATCACACCATGTAACACCATCTAGTTCACCATATTGAAGCAATCCATCGAACCTATCAAAGTTTGTTGTTGTTGTTTCATCAAAGTTGCCAAATACAGTGTTATTAAGCCATGACAAGGTGGCAGGAACTGTCTCTATGGTTCTTTCTACTCCATTCAACCAAACTCTATACGATTGATTTGACGATGTATATTGTATTTCAATATCAATAGGCTTATTCCTAAATAATTCAACACTATCAATTACCCTATACAGGTCATTATTGCCAATTTTAGCTAAACCGAATACAAATCCTTCATATTCGACTTCTTCACTATGTCCAATAACAAATGGTTTACTGGCGTCATTAACACTAGCTATCTGTCCGAATATAGTACTTCTACCAGCTTGTGCAGCTTTTGAGAATCCTCTTATCTTAACTATGTGGTCTTGATTAACATCCCATGTTAAAGTTGTACTTCTAGCTTCTGCATCAACACCATTGAACCAAATACCATGAGTACATCCATCATCTACAGCAATAGGTGTTTTGGTGAAATCTAACTGCCTAAGATTAGCAAGTGTTCCCTGAAATGTTCCATGATTTCCATTACCAGAAGAGTCAAAGCATCTAACCCCTGCAAATTCTCCGAAATCATAGTTAAGTATGGTTGTGCCATTCTTTACATTCTTAACACAGCATATACCATTTGCATCCATAAATAAAGCTGTATTTCTTGCAAATAAACGGTTCATCTGAACAGGAGTGTTCCTTGTTCTGGTTGCAGATAATGTTCCACCATCATAATCAAATGTTACTGTTATTTCAGCTTGTCCGCCACCAAGAGGTACGCTTGATATTGTCATAATCGTTCTACCGGTAATTGCAGACCAACCACCCCCAAAGCTTGTTAGACTTGTTGAGTAGATGTAAAAGTTATTGTTTAAAAACCCTATCCATTGCGTTGAGCTTTGAGGTTCTTGTCCGAAGAAATATGAAGTTCCATCATTTTGAAAGTCGTAAAACTCAATAGTGGTTGTAATATTATCTGTGTCGTTAGTAATTTCTAAAAATTCATCCATCAACACACTTGAAGTGCCATCCAAGAACACATATCCTCTACCTTTAAGTTCACCATTACCTGTTTCTAACTCATTAAGAACGACCTCATCTTCTCTTGACTTTGACCAGAATCTAAGTAAGTCTGAGAATGGAGGGTTTAAGTCACCAAGAACAAATCTCAATGAGTTTATTTTATTCAAATAATAATTTATCATAACTATTCACCATGAACAGAAACAGCAACATTCCCTGATAAGATTTGAATTGATTTTACGTTACCAAGAGTTCTATCACCAGCAGGTTTCGTAACACCTGTATAATCCTCTGTGTGGTCTTCAAAAATTACCTCACCAATCTCTGTTCCTTCTAACCATTCAAAACCATACCATGATTGTACATTGTCTAAAGTACTTGACTCGTAAACTCCTGCACCTTTTAATAATCTTTCATATCTTGGAATTGCCATGTAGTTGTGGTTTTTACCTTTAAATTTACTAAACATGTTCTACCTTCCTTTATTTTTTTTGTTAGGTTTATTATACACAGAGTCACGTTTATTGTCAAGAAAAAAATGCCTACCAAATAAATGATAGGCAAATTGTCAAGCTATTTATCAAAGTTTATTGTTTAGGTTGGACTTCCACCGTCAACAACAAATATATGTCCTTGTGAAAACTTGATTGAGAACATGTATTCTTTTGTGGTTGTAAGTGTTGAAATACTTATTTGGTTAAGCGTATAATTTGTTCCACCTGAAACAGTCTCTGTATTATATGTTACAGTAATATTTGGTGATGCGACAGGTAAAAAGAATCCACCACTTTTCTCATATAATACAATTGTTACAGCAGGGTCAACTTCTGATATTGTAAAAGGTAAAGATGAAATTAATGTAGCCTCATCAATAATTATACTTGTTGTGTCCGTAATTATCCTATTGTAAGAATACACCATGTTGTCGAATTGAGCATGAGAATGGTCTGTCCTTGCTGTGTTTCCTGCAACACCAAAATTTCCACCACTTCCACCATAGTTTTTATTGTAAGCTGTGCCAATAGGAATTGTTCTTATCTTACCTGAACCAGCATATTCACAAGCTCCTGTTTGTGGTGCATCATCCCAAACAACAACATCATCCTCTGTGTCACCAATATTTGCGTCAGCAGCTGTACCGAGACTCATTTCATCCTTAATTGCTGTAGCAAAATTCTCTTTATCCATATTATTAACAAGGTTAGCATCTTTATTTGTAATAACAATTGCATCACCATTATCAAATGTTGTTTTTTTATCAAATTCCTCTAATCGCTTTTGTTCAGTAGCCATATATTCTCCCTTTATTTATTTTTCTTGTATTGAAACCATTATATAATCTTCATCACCATTATCTGTACCAATAAGTATGTAATCATCAATTTGGTCTTCTGAACCAATTATTTCAACAAGTTCACTGTATACACCATCTTTACCAAAGTCTTCACTATATTTAAGCACATTAAATTTGAGTGTTTGTTGTTGACCTGCACCAACATTACCAATATCTTCAACCATAAAACTTGATGGAACTTTGCATTTGTAAAAAACATTACTTTTCATTAGTTCATATGTTGGTTGTGTTTCACCGTTGAAATCAAATCTAGGACAAACCCAAACCCAGTTCTTTGTTACATCAAGACCATTTCTTTGTGCGTCACCAAGTATCTTCTTGAGTATTTTCATATCTTCAAATTGTGTCCTAAACGTTTCCCAAACAAATATTGAAAGAGTAACCTTAGAATAATCTGTGAGATAATCTTCCTCATTGTAGAACGCTTTTTCAAGGGTATATTGATTTGATTTAAAATCAGGAGATTGACCAACCCAACTCATATTATACACAAGTCTTTTTGACGCAATAACAGCATCAATATCATTAAGGAGCTCTGTATCGGTTACATCATAAGAGTAAACAACGACTCCACCAAAATTATTTACATTACTTTTAAAAGCCATATTTTATTCCTGTATTTCCTTGCATTTTATATCAATTATCTCATTATTAAATGACGGTTTAAGCTCCGTTACATAAACAAGAACATTGTTAATTCTTTCTCCAGATATAAGTATTTTATCTCCAATCTCAATATTTTTAAAACCAAATTGACCCTCATTATCAACATATTGATAAAACCTGTTAATCACCTTAAATGCATAACTTATATTATTCTTTTCAAATAAATCGACATAAAGTTTGTCCATTAAGTTATATGTTTTTTGATATAATTGTTTCAATGAACCATTTCCTTCATATATATCAGCTATTTGGGAACCCTTTTCTGCATTTGTTTCCACTGAAACCATATTGAATGGCTTGTATATTTCTGAATCATTTATAAGTATAGTGGTAATGCTAGAGAAAGTTAAACCATTTAGTTGAAGATTTCCAGCATTATTGGTCTTTATATTCGATACAGTCAAGTATGAATATATTTTCAATAAATCATATATGCTATAAGTTCCATCGAAAAGAGGTGCAACCATACTATAAACAAGAGAATCAATTGCAACGTCAGCAAGACCCCACACTTCACCATTGGGAACAATGTTTACTGTTTCATTTATTTTATTATTGAAGCCATAATAACTTGTAATAGAGTTTTCTATGAGGTCGTTTTCTTCAATTTTTTGTATAGGTGTATCAAGATATTCACATGCAGATTCGCTAAAATATCTTTTGATAGAATTTGATATAGAATCTTTATATTGAAGATAGGTTATATCATTGTATTCGGATTCATCAACAAGCTTATCATTAAGTTCATCTTGTATTATTAAGAGGTTCTGCAAGTGGTCTGAATCATCTTGAGGATTGCTGATTAGAGGTAATTGTGTATCAGTAACAATAACAAAACTACCATTAGAAAACCTATTACCTATATTAATGAACCCATAAGCATAGTCTGAAACAGGTGTATCTTGCGTTTCACTATTAACATAACATGATTTTGGTGTTATAAAAAAATTATTTAAGTAAATAACACCATTAAATGTTCTTGAGTATATTACTCTAAAAAATAAATGAAAAAGATACATTCCATACTTATTATTTATAAATGTTGATGAAACACCGGTTAGCCAATCATATGAACTATAATTGTAACCACGATATATTGTTTCAAAAGTAGGAATCACCTGAAAAATATTTTCTTCATCCCTAATAACACTCCTATAATTAATCTCGTAAGGTAAATCAAGATTACCAAAAATATCCTGTTCATTATATCTCCATTTAAATATATTATTATTAAACCATTCGCCAAAGAAGGGAGCATTGTTGTCATTTCTATTATTTGGGTCAAGATTTTGGAATATAGCTATAGGAATATCTTCTCCGTAGAAAGTAACATTTTGATTATTCTTAAATCTTTCATTTATGAAATCATCAAACAACCATTGTGGTAATTCTGTAACTTCAACAAGATTATTGAGCAATTCATCTACAGAGGATTTAAAGCTTATAAATTTATACCCATCTTCTGCATCACTTGAAACAACAACAGAAAACTTCTTTGATATTTCTGAAACAAGATACATGGAATCAACAAGACCTATAGATAAAACCTCATCTTTAAGAGATACGTTTTCCTTGTTTATAAAACCAGAATATCTAAGCTGTTCTGTATTGTTTTTATCGAACTCATATATTCTGCAATACAATGTTGATAAACCTTCACTTATTTTTTCAATACTTGATATAGTTCTAATAAGACCATTCTCATCAGTAAGTTCTTCGCCAACATTCAAAACTTTTCCACTTGTCTGAATAAGTTTTTCAGAATCATCATCAGTATCGTAATAAAAATAATTATACATTATAATATCATTAATTGAAGTATCGTCATTTACAGACATAATACTTTTAATGTAATTGTATACCCCTGTTTGTTGAATATTTTTACCAACATAACAATTGAATGAAGCTAATCTTGCTGTTGAAACCATATAGTCGTATGATATATATGATTCAGGGTCATATTTTACAGAATCCTTAATTATAGGATATTCGAACTGATATTCAAAATAGTTCTCTTTAACACTGTAAGATATGCCTTCAAATACAAGATTTGGATAATTATTGCTTGAAATATCCCATGTGTCTGTAAAATCCCATCCAACAAACGTAGATACATTTTGCATTTCAGCAGTTGTTTTACCAATACCTCCATCACTTGTTGATTGACCAGAAGATTGCGTATCCCAGTAAGAAGAATCAACAGTTGCAGTAACGTCACTCCAACCTATAAGCCCTCCACCTGTTCCATCGATAAGTGTTGAGCTATAGCAGTTTGTTACACCAGATAAACAACCACCAATCAATCCACCTCTTGTCCCGGATGTTGATTTTATATGAGAACCGGAATAACAATTTTCAACAAATGTTGTTGTTGCAATCCTAGCCACAACGCCACCAGTATAATTTGTTCCTATTATATCGTCACTTCTTGAATAACATTCTTTACATCTTGATTGTGTTACAAGGTTTCCAACAATGCCACCAGAGTTATCTAGCGATTTAATCAAATTATCTACAGATTGACATTGATATACTGATGATTGAACAGCGTACCCACATATTCCTCCGGAGAAAAATGTTGAATTAATTTCCGAATTAACTATAGAACAGTTTTCAATATTTGATAAAAACATTATACCACAAATACCCCCACAAAAATTATTGTGAGAAGGAGAATAACTATCGTTTATCGTAATATTGTTTACAGTTACGTTTTTTATTGTAGCCTTATAACATTTACCGAATAAACCAAATCCAGTATTTCCACCAGCTACATATTGAGGATCTATTGTGATGTTTGATATACTGTAGCCATTGCCATCATAATTTCCATTGAAAGAATTTGTGTTTACACCTTCTGCACCAAAACCTATAGGGCTAAAAATCTCTCCACTATTAAAAGTTATATCTTCATACTGAACAAAATGATAGCCACCAGTAATCATTTCTTGATTTGTTGATAAATATATAAGGTTTTCTTTAGACTCTATTTTGAACGGGTACTCCGGAGAGCCATTCCCATAAGGTTTATCTCTAGGAATATCTCTCCTTAGGTTTTCAATTGTTATTCTATAGCCCATTTATATTTCACCCCTATTATTCATTCTAGAAAGTTGATATATCTCTCTACCATCAACTCCACGTGCGTCAATTATACTCATGCCATCAAGTTTGTCAAGAACATTGTTTATATTTGTTCCATTACCAGTTATTCCACCATCTCTAAATTTAGCTTTTGGAACGTATGTAGCTCTTTGAATTTTACCTTGACTCCACTCTTGCATAAAGCCTTCTGGTGTTCCACCTTTTGAAAGATACTTATTTTGAGCTTGAAGATATGCTTCATTTCCACGTGTAGCTCTTTTTGAGTGTATCATTTCACCACCCTCTGCTTCACCGTAATGAGTGCCATCTTTACCGAACAACTGAATACCACCTTGAGCATGAGGAGCTCCTTGTGTGATACCACCATCTTCAAACTTTTGCTTGTTTATAAGAGCAAGGTTTGTTCCGTATGCACCTGTTAATAAAGCTTGTAGTACTCCAACCATAATTGGGTTAAATGGTTTCATTGTCCATATATTCATACTACCCGTAGCAAAACTCATTGTAGCCTGTGCAATAGCAATCTTTTTATTCATTTTAGCTTGCTCTTTTGCCAACCTTGCTTCTTCTTTCTCTTTCTTTTTAACATATTTATTATTTATTACATTAATTTCGTTTTGCCTATGTTCTGCACTCATAACAGCAGTATTAACGGTTTCAACTTCTGCAAGCCTTTCTTCTTCAAGAGAATTAAGTCTAGCCTGTAATCTATTTTGGTAATATTGTTGCCATATAGATAACAAGTTTGAAGTTAATTGTTGAACAGAAGATACCGCAGACTGTGTAGCAAAATCAATACTCTCACTTTCTTGTTGAGCTTTTTGTTGAGGAGTTAATGTGTCAACTTCTTTTTCAGCATCACTTGTTTCACTAGCTTCTGAACTTTTTCCTTCTGTTTTTGGCTTTATTTTAGATTTATTTTTGAATAAGTTTTTTGCATTAACACCAATTGATTCCAAGAAGGACTGACCAAATGTTTTTGGTGTGATTGATTCTTGATAAGCAGCTCTATCAACTTTAAGTCTTCTTTCCAGTTTTTTTCTATAAAGCTTTTCTTCCTCATCATCTTGAAATTCCATTAATGCTATTTCTTTATCGATTTGTTTCATCTTCCATTTATAATAACCTTCATCTTGGAACTTAACAGCATTATAGTATTTTGCTTTTAAAGATTCGCTTTTCTTTAGTATCTTTAAATCAAGCTTTTGAATCTCCTCTTCGATAGCTTTTTCAAGAACCTTCATATTATCCATTAAAGTTTTCATTGCAAAAGAACCCGTTTTAGGTATATTGCCAATAAATTGAGAAAGCTGTGTTTTCTTTTGCTGTAAACCAGACCTTTTTTGTTTATCAGTATCTATTTCACTTGTTTCAAATACACCCTCTTTAAATTTAAAATATTTTTCAGAGTATTTTTCTTCAATATCTTTAAGTTTTTTTTCTTTCTTTTTTTGCTCTTCAATTTTATTAGTGTATTCTTCAAGCTCATTATTAACTAAATCAAGCTCTTTATTTACATTGTTTAGAAGAGTAGCATTTGCATTAAGTTGATTCTCTATATCAATAAGTTTTCCACTTTTGGATGGCTTTTCTTCACCAAAAAATGTCATAGATATATATTTTGAAAGAAGGTCGATTTCTTTATCTGTTACTAAATCTGCTTCATATTTTGAAGACTGATATTTTTGAAAATATTTATCCGCTATATATTTAGCTTTTTGAGCAGGGTTTTCTGGGTCTGTAATTTGTCTACCAAGTTGTTCACCAAAAGGAATACCTTTAAACCCTGAAACCATTGATGATATTCTTGAAAAATCATCGCCCTTTATACCTATTGATTTTGCACCACGCTTTGCAGACTCTCTTTTTTGTTGCCATGCAGATATGTCGCCACTTTCCAGCTTTCTTTCTGCCTCTAATCTTTCTATATCAAATTCAACATCAATCTTTTTACCTTCATACATTTTTTTTCTCTCAACAAGAGAATAAAGTCTTATTGATTCTGATAATTGGTTATTAAATTCCTTTTGACTAAGAGTGTTTGCATCAACAGCTAGACCATATCCTGATAAGGTATTATTTACCGTCTCCAATTTGCTATTAAAATCTTCACTGTTATATTCAAGCTCTTTCATTTCATCACCCATTCTCTTCAAACTAAGAATCGTTGAGCTTGTAGCCATATTACTTGATACCGTTTTATTAAACTCTTCAATAGTTGGTATCAACATTAAATCAAAGGCGTCATTAAGAGCTATAATCTTTTTATTTATCCAGCCAAAAAAACCGTCATTTAAACTATTTACAGCAATAAGTTGAGTTAAGGTTTTATAAAGTGTATCAAGACTTGAAGATAATGTTGATGTTCTTTCTGCAAGTATTTTGGCAGTTGCTCCATCAGCTTCCATTATTTTATTGTAATTTGCATGTGCTTCAGATAGGTTATTTATTACGCCAAGATAAGCCTCTCTCCCTCTTCTTGATGTGGCAAGAGCAAATTCGTCTTCAAGCATAAGTCCACCAAGCATTTCAAGAGTACCAATTAAACCTTTTTCTTTTGCAACTCTAGCATCAAGTTGAATATTGTATTCTTTAAGAAGTTTTTGTTGTTTCTTTGTAGGACTTGTAATCATTTGGAAAGCCTGTCTAAGCGATGTCATAGCCATATCTGCTCTCATGCCATTTGAAGTAAGTGTGGCAATTACGGAAGAAACTTCTTCAAGTGAAAATCCTACAGAGGATGCAGATGGCATAAGTTTACCAAGACTTTGTTCATAATCTTTCATAGTTACAACACCAAGCCTAATTGACTCACTAAGAACATCTGAAACACGAGCAGCATTATTTGCATCCATATTGTATGCGTTTAATATACCAGAAACAAGTTTTGCCGTATCTCCAAAATCAGAGAAATTTGCTTTAGCGGAAGCAGCAGAAACCTTTAATACATTTAAAGCTTTATCTTCCTCAATTTGTGCAGATATGATATTATATATAGCTTCTGTTGACTCTTCTATTGTTTGGTTAAATTCACGCATAACTTCAAGAACACCAGTTTTTATTGAATCCCTAAATTCTTTTGAACCATTAACGGCTATACCAAATGTTTTAGAGAGTTCATCTTGCAATTTTACATTAAGTGAAATAGCGTCTCTTATAACTGTATTTATTGAGTCCATTGCACTATAAGCTATTCTTGCAGTAGTAACGAAAGATGCACGTGAAGCTATTCTGTTTGGCGAGAAATTTGATATAAACTCTGAAGTTAATGTACCCTTACCTGCTGCAGTTCTAGCTCTTTGTGATACAATTCCTATTTTGCCGACTATATCGAGTCTTTGTTTTTCTGTAAGGTTTATATTGTGAAGTTGTTTTTGCAATTCTCTTGCATTTGCAATCTCTTTCTTAACAGCCTTTATTTTTCCATGTTGATGACTTTTCATTTTTTCTTCAAGCATATCAATTCTTTGCTTAACTTGAAGATTTTGTCTTTCAATTTTAGTTAATTTTTCAGTATCTTTCTTTTGTTTATTCTTTGATTTTTCAACAGTCTTTACAGAATCAGCAAGTTGTTTATATTGTTTCGATAACTTACCCATATCTGCACTTGAAGCATTCTTTGACACTTCATTTAAAGCAGCAAATGAAGCAACAAGTTGTGCTATCTTCTTAGAAACGTCATCTATATTTCCTGTGTTATTTAAATCGCTTATAAGCTTTTTAAGCTCGGTTACGTTTTCTTTAAATTCCATATAACCACCTATTTAAACTTTTTATTTATTTCTGATTTTATTGGTCTATATAAACTATTTGTAGCGGTTCTTTTTATACCAGAATATACTTGTTGTGAATTTTCTGATGAAAGAAATCCTTGCATAGCTTTAACCATACTTTTATATTTAACTGCTCCAAGATTGTTTATCCATCTTGCTCTTCTCATTGCAAGTTGTATGAATGATTGATAGGCTTCTCTGTCAGTATCAATTTGTGTTCCTTTTTCAGAAAACACCTTGAACAGCTTTTGTTTTTTCTTTGAAAGAGACTTCATTGAAACAATTGCAACACTTTTATTAGAGTATAATGCAACATATTCAACAGAGCCTTTATTGTTGCTCATATAACGCTCAAAATGACGTTGTGAGAGACCTTTCCACTTTGAGTGCAGTATTGACATTACTTTCATGTCAATCGCCTCATAGAAGTCCTTATTCTTTCGACCATAAACTGGTGCAATTGGGTCTGCAAAGTTAGCCCATTCAGCTTGACCTTTGAAAACATGTTTACCGTCAAGAGTTCCACGTTCCATTATTTTTTGTTGCAATAATTCAGCATATTCCCTATCATCAAACACAAGTCCTCGATTATAAAAATAAGCTCTTGTTGAAAGAATGTTTGGATGTCTTTCGAAAAACTCTCTTTTACCTTTCACCCATTCTGTAAGTTGAGATATTGATGGAACCTCATTTGAGCCAAACCTCATTTCATTTATAAGATTATCAAACTTTCTTTTCTCATTCTCACTCTTACCCCATTCCACATCAATACAAAGTTTACTATTTTTTAACTTTACATCAAAATTTATATTATTCATATTTGATATAGAATCATCTGATTGGGTAGCAACCTTACCATATTTTACGAGAATATTATATATTTCTGTTTTTATTTCAATCTTATCTTTTGAGGATAAAAAATAGTCTCTATAAAAATCAACAGTCTGTAAACCTGATTTAAGTTTTCTTACATATACATACATATTTTACTTCTTTAGCTCATCATTAACTTTTTTTGTAAATTCAATAATATCAATAACATCTTCCAAGCAAGGTATATAATCAATATTGTCAAGAGCATTTTCAATAGACTTTCTTGAGAAATCTTCCCTCTTACCGTTCTCTTCATTAACAGAAAGAAAACTGTTTCCTTCAATATATCCCATTGTCATTCTTGCAGATTCAATTATACTATTTACACAAATGTCATAATGCATCATATAGGATTCAAAATAAGAAATACCATTAACATCTATTCCTTTTTCTGCTAGTGTTCTGTAGATTCTCCAATACGGGTTTGCATCTTTTCTACCATTGAGTTTGCCATCACATTTATCATCTGGTTGATACCCATTTTGTATTGCAAATGCTTCTCTGTTAGATATGTCACTGTCCACCCAAGATAGCTCTTTGGCAAATCTGTAAAAAAAGTTTCAAAACTATCTTGCACCTCCGTCACAGAAACATTCTCACTATACTCTTTATTTGTAATTAATTCATACAAATCTTTCACAATATCGCTTGTGTCATCAATCATAATCATAACAAAAGCTGTTGCAACTTCTTTTGCATTCCATGTGTCAGAAATAACCATATCAATCTCATCACATCTTGTAATAATATCCTTATATCTCGCAATCATTTTCATTGTAATATTCATAATAAATTCATCCTTTTTATCTTTATTTATATGCTAGAATACCCTCTATATTGTATTATACAGAGGGTATATTTATTTGTCAAGTTATTTCTATGCTTCTGTGAATTGATTAATCTTTCTAAATTCAGAAGTACTATTGATTTCTTTTGTTGCAGAAATAGGTAATCTCACAATATTTCCACTTGTTGATGATTGTTCGTAGTCATATCTTACTGTAGGTAGCAAGAATAATGTATAATCTTTACCTTTATTTGCTACATAAAATACAGCAATATCTTTACCGTCAAGCTCTCTGAATGTTTTCTTTGTAGCATTATTTACAGCTATATGCTCCATTGACATATTACCATTCATATTGATTACATTTTCAACACCTGTATTATCCATAATTGTTTCACCAACTTCTGTTCCAAAGGTCAATGCTCTATCAAGTTTACCAACCTCATTAAATGAACCCGGAATAGTTGATATAAAATTATCTATATCAGAAACACTATCAATTGCTAAAAATGCACTAATTATTGCATCAAGCTCTGCATCACTTGAATCAGTTACATCTCTAATATATACTCTATAGTCTCTTGATGAAATATCATTCTTTTTATATAAATCTGTCATTGCCATAGTTTTCTCCTTATACTGTCACAGGAAGCAATACAGAATATGATTCAATATCACTTACATTTTTGTTAAACGTTAAAGGAATAGCAACAGCCTCTCCTCCTGTATGTGTTTCAGTGTGAACGAATTGATAATTTGGAAAAAACTCCGCTTCATCATTTTTAACATCCCACTTTAATAAACATACAATACTTCTATCAAGTGTATCAAGTTCAGTTAATTGGTCTTGGTCAAGATTAATAAGTTCCATAGCAAAAGAACCATCTTTATCAACAACAACTTTACCAATATTATTTCCTTCAACAGAATTACCTTCTCCAAGTGTGTCAACAATAGAGTCTCTTCTTAACTCACCAAACTGATTCCAAGCTTCTGAACCTGTACCAGAAAATGTCACAAAGTCACCAATAGTATTCCCTGTTGTTCCATCAATTTCAGCAAGTCTTTCAGCCAAAGTTGAAGTTCCATCGCTTGTTGATGTGTTTCCATTGAAAATCCAAACTTGAAAATCCTTAGCTTTAACTTCTGTGCTGTAATAAGCCATTTATTTTCTCCTATTTTAAAATTTTATAGCCCATGAATAATGGATTGCAAATTGTCCATTATCCACTGTCATACTTCTTTCTTTATCTGTAATGATTTCACCAAAATCAAGTATTGCATCATTGATTATTTTGATGTCACCATAAATTATCCTAGTTTTATCGATAACTTCATCTTTATCTTGATAGTCTTCAAGAAAATGCGTAACAAATAAGTCAAACACTGTATCAAGTTCACCGTCAACAGCGGCACTTCTTACTGTTTCTGTTTTTAACATATTTACAGTAAAGCAAGGATATTGGTCTTCTTCGATTCTTTCTGCTACATTTGTTCGAAGATAGACACATGAAATAGCTTGTGTATCAATAAGATTTTGCACTCTTGAAACAACTTGGTCAAATTTATCCAAACTATTCATCTTCACTGTCCTCAACAACTACACTATCTCTTGTTTCTGAAACAAATAAAAACATTCCACCACTTCCATCAACACCACCATTAACAAGGTCAAAGTTAAGGTTGTCGATTGCAGTGTTTGCTTTATCAAGATAATTTTGTTTCCCCTCAATAATATCATTCCATTTTTCCGGACTAACAGCGCCAGAACCAACAGTAAGCCTTACATAAGATATATCGTTTGAATTAACCTTTTTAATCTTGTCAATAAGATGATACATATAATAGTTTGCTTCTGCCCTTTGACATGTCATCAATATTTTTTCAGGAATAGTTAAGTCGGCATAGTATTTAGCAAGTATAGCATCATATTCAGCTTGAGTAAGGTTTTGGAACAACGACTTATATATTTCATAGTTCTCTGTACCAGCTCTTGTTTCAAGATACTGACAAGCCAATGATGAAACCTGTATATTTATTTCCAAGTCAGCAGTTGAAGGAATCTTAAATAATTCTTTAACTATATTGCCGACTGCAACCAAATTACTATATGCCATAAATTACCTCTTAGTCTTCAATAAGGTGTTTATATTTTGCAAAGCCTTGTTTTACAATATTATAGGCTACGTGTGCTTGTCTTCGATATGTTTTACCAACAAGCATACCATAAGCTCTTTGTGTTGCAATAATCTCAACTTCACCATTAATCACAAGTGGCGTCAAGTCTCTTGGATGAACAGGCTTTTCTTCAATTTGTTTATTTTTATTTATAACCTCTTCAGCAGAAGCCTCTTGCTCCACTTTTACTTCTTGTTCAACTTTCACTTCTTCAATCTGTTTATCTTCAGGTTTTACCTTTCTTGGTCTAGCCATATTATTTTCTCCTTTTTAGTTGAGGGGCTAAGACTAGCCCAACCCCTCTATTTATTTCAGTAAAGAATAACTATATTAAGATACGGTCAATACTTGGATTGTTGTATCAAGTAAATCGTTCTTGTCATAAACACAGATATTATAAGCACCTGCGTCAAGTGTACCGAAGTCAAAACCAGCTTCTTGTAAATTATCAACAGCAATTACTTCAGCAGGAGTTGTTTCAGAGCCATCTTTAGCACCAATAGCAATCTTGTATCTTGTTGGATGCATATCACAGAAACCATAAGCAGATTTTCCGTTCTCTACAGCAGATAAAGCAATTTTTGCAGTTAAGTTTGTATATCTTCTATCTACAGCGTAAATAGCAGGAGTCTTAACTTCATCAGTGTTTGCAGTTTTACCGTCAACAGAGTATTCATATGTTGAGAAAGCAGCAACAAGTTTACGTTTGTTTCTGATACCTGTACCATATTGGAAGATGTCAGTTTTTTCCCATGTACCACCGTTATTTCTTGCGTTGAAGAACATGTTCATTTTAACACCAGCAGGGTTATCAATAACTAAGAACTCTCTCAAGTCGCCAAATACAACCATACCACCATCTTTAACATGGCTAGCGTGTTTGTTAACCATAATCATATATCCATCAAGCATTGGTACGAAACCGTTTTGAACATAGTTTTCTCTGGTTGTGTTATTGACACCATAACCATAAGCACCTGTATCAACACCAATAATTGAGCGATATTCCATATATTCGTCATACATATCTTGAGACATAATATAATACATTGAGCTTTTGTCAAGGTCACGAGTATCAACAGTTTTTCTCATTTCTCTCATAAGAGTTTGAGTGTTTGCACCTGTCCATGTAGATAAGTCAGAATTAATCTTTTTAACATTAACTCTATAAGGTGACATCCAATAGCCAAATTCACCAAATACAGATTTAACTTCATTTGAGAAAGTAATATCACCATCTAACCATTTAAGCAAGTGTTGATAACCTCTCATTAATTGCCAGTAAGCTGAATCAGGGTCAGTATTAGCTAAACCTTGTGCAGATGTACCACGACCAAGTGTAAGTAATTCAGAAATATCATTTGCTTTAAGTGTAGCAGATACTCTATTGATATTACCCATGAAATCTTCTTGGTAGATTTGTGATGCGATTAAATCAAGTTCAATATCAGTGTCAAGTTCAACTTCTTCTGTTTTAATATCAAAACCCATTACAGAGAATAAGTCTTTTCTAAAGTTGTCACCCATATTAGGATTTCTTGTTCTTGAGATTAATCTTCTACCCATAGCAGCTTCAACTTTAACATGGTATAATTTACCAAGAGTTGCAGACTTGAATGTAAATAATCTATCAACATCAGATAAGTTTTCTCTGATTGTAGAGTACATTTCATTTGCTAATGTTGGTGTTAAGTAACCGTTCACATTAAATTCACGCATAATAGAGTCAAGTGAAGTTGATGCTAATGGGTTAAGTGTAAAGTTAGGGTCTGCAAAAATACTTGAACCAGTGTTGAAGTCAAGTCCTTTTAAAATAGGTTCTGGGTCAGTACCATCTTTTTGACATTTTGCAATAACTTCTTTCTTTCTTTTTTCAAGCTCTTCTTTTGTTTTTCTTATAAATTCACCTTTAAGAATATCTTCTCTTGTGGTGCTTCCATCAGCAGTAAACAACATAGCTGCTGCAAGTTTATTAATTTTTGCCATATCTATATTCTCCTTAAATTATTCGTAAAATGGTGATTGGCTTTTTTGTGTAGGTTCTGATTTTGCAACAACAGTATTCGGTGCATCAAGTGTTGCTTCAATTTCAGAAAGTCTCTTATTAGCTTCTTCAACAGATTTTGTTAAAGCTACACGTTCTTCTTCCATTTTTTCTTTATCAGATTTTTCAACCTTTGTTGATTTTTCAACAGCTTCTGCAATTTTTGTGTCAACAGACTTTTCAATACCATCAACTTTCTCACCAGCCTCTTTGATGCTTTTTTCAAGATTTTCTTGCTTTTCTTCAATTGCACTAATAGACTTTTGAATAGCTTCCATAAGTTTTTTTAATTCTTCCACGTCTTTCTCCTCTTGAGATTCATTATTATTATTTTCATATTGTTTTTTTGTAACAAATACATTTTTAAGTTCACTGATTATTGTTTTTACAAGACTAGCATTATCTTCACTTTTTGTAACAGTAGCTTCAACCCTTTGCCCTGTTCCCCCGATTGAAACACCTGTGATTTCGCCATTCTTATACATTTCAAAAACTTCTTCACTAACCTCAAAACCACCAACGAATGTTCCTTTTGTTATTTTCTCACCATTAACAATCATGTCAACAGGAGCAATGTAACCTTCAACAACATCGCCAAAGCCACCTTCGAAATCGTGATTATGGTCAACATTACGATAGTTTTTCATAAAGTCATATGCAAATTTCTCGATTGTTTCCTCATCCATGAAGTCACCCTGTGAATCAACTTCACCCGGAGCATAAACAACACACTTTAAGACATGCCTTCCATCAGCACTCTTTTCAATATTCTTAAAGAACTTAGCGTCAACAGTAAGTTCACCATTTCCATTCTCATCACTTTTAGCAATAAAGAATGTTCTGCCATTAGCTCCTTTTTTAACAAGTGAAATATGTGTTATCTTTGGGTTAATTATTTTCTTTGCCATATTTTCTCCGATACAATATTATAATTTTGGCTGGGAAGATGGGATTTGAACCCACATACTTTTGATTAACAGTCAACTGCTAAACCAATTTAGCTACTTCCCAACACATATTTTTGTTTATTTCTTACATCACATTATATATTCAATGAATTATTTGTCAAGTAAAAACTTTACATTACTACATTTTTGTTTGTGAATTAAGGTTATCATAGTCATTTTCATCCATTTCCAAGCTTTTATTCCCCATCTTTGGAGAACCATTATCAGATGCAGTTGATATTGTATCATCCCTAAAGTCAGCAGGTTCATCTTTTGCTTGATTAAGAATGCCATATTTCTCTTTCTCTTCAATAGTAAGCTTTGTTTCGTCAATAAGTTTTGTCTTAATTGTTTTCTTATTGAATCCGCGTTCAGCAATAATCTCTTGAACATCTTTCACTCTGTTACCCATTTCATCCATCATATCAAAATAGATTTGGTCAACAATAGCGTCATCTTTTGCGTTTGTAATATCAATAGAATTAAGTTTAAACTGTGGGTCAATACCAAATTCTTCTTCAATAAACATATTGATGATTTGCTCAATTGTTTTTTGTGGTGTACTTATAACTATTTCAAGAAACTTCTTCATTGCACCAATATCATCACTTCCACCACCAAGACTTTTCGCACTTGATATACCAATAAGGTTTGGAGCAACAACATGACCAAGAGTAATAAGGTCTCTATTTGATAATCTTAACTCCATGAATGAGCCATCAAAACCTTTATTCAATGGAACAAAATTAATCTTTGAATCACTCTCTGGGAAGCTAAGTGTAAGTATCTTGTGTGCGTTTTCAAGTCCAATCATACTTGTGTTCATTGTTTTCTTAAACTCTTCTGTCTGTTTCTCTGTCAATTCGTGACCCGTTATAAACATAGCGAAAGATGGTTTTGCTCCTTGCTTGAAGAACTTTGTATTAAATTCATTGATGTAGCTATTTTCAACAATATACTTAATCACAGGTAAATAAGATGGTGTTCCATAGTATGGGTCTGTTTGCGACATTGAGCCACCTTGAATAATACCATGCAATATTCTGTTTTCACTTTTACCACCATAAGGCTTGAACTCTGTTGCTGCATGGAAACCTCTTTGATTATTTACAAGTTGAACATATTTATCAATCTGATTAACCAGTGGCATACCATATCTATTGAGCTTTGGTGCAACATACATTGTTTTTGGGTCTGCACGATAAAGTTTTGGATTTCTACTTGATGACACTGTTTCCAGAAAGAATTGTTCATACACGAAATAATCATAAGCAATATCATTAATAAGGTTATTCAATGTATATCCAAATCTTCCTGATGGATTCTTAGCCCACTTGATTATCTTCTTCATTTTAGGTAAACTATTGTCTGTTAGAAACTTATAGCCTTTACCTGTCGTACAATACTGCTTAACCTTTAAACATGCTGCATGCGTCTCATTGTGTTTTATAAGCTCTGCAAGGTCATATCTATTGATTGTAGGCTGTATAATTCCATACTCATCTGCATTATATTGCAGGTTTGGTAGCTTTTGGTCAGAATCAGCAATACCTTTTGCAATAGTTTCAACAGCCAATTCTCTACCTGTCGAATAATTGTTTATATTTCCAATAAAAGTACCAAAGTCTTGTTCTTCTTTTTTCATGTTATATTATTCCTTATATTATATATACGTTATCCAATCAAACCAATATACACATTTCTACCCTTGATAAGCTTTATCATATCGCTAAGACTATCTGGGGCATCATCGTGCTTGTTTCTTCCACTTTTACTGTAAGTTGTAAGGTTTAACATAAACGCATTATATTCTGCGTCACGCTCGCTGTCAAGTAAAAACTTTATATTTGTTATTACATTTCCAACAGAAGCAAGAATCTTTGTCTCTTTATTCTTTGATTGATATTGTCCTGTAATAGTTATATCATATCCAAGATTCAGCTTATCAATCTCTTTCTTTAAGTCACGCATAAACATCTTACCACCACTGTTTGTTTCCACATTTATTCTATCTGGTCTCCACATCTTTACTTTCTCAATAATCTTTGGCATTGTAATCGTTACATCGCTTTGGTCAAATACGCAATCAACAAAGTACTTGTCTGTTCCCTGTGAACCATCAATTTTACCCATCTCAACAACAATAGGCATAGCAAGAAAATCGTCACCATCATCTGCAAAGTCAATATGGAAAGTTGTATGAAGCTTTTCTCTTCCTTCCATTTCTTTCTTCGAGAACATTGTAAGCTTAGATTCACTATAAAGTTGACCTTCTTCATCTATTGGCTCTTGTTGATATTCTGATAAAAACAAACCTATTTCGCCTGTTGCACGCATGTCTCTAACCTCTTCCAGCAAGTCTTCTGTTGAATGTATTTCTTCACAAAAACTTTTCGCGTTTTTATCAATATGATTTGGCAAAAGAGCTTTTTGTTTAACAACTTTCCATGTTTTTAAATTTTGTGGTATTGATAGTATCATTCCTGAAATATCTTGCTTATGCCATCTTGTGGCGATAATTATAACACCAGCTTTCCTACCACCAAGTCTTGGTGTATTCTCTCTTCTTGAACGCATAACAGCTAAATACCATTTCCATTGTGAAGAAAGATTGTCTGGTGTGCATTCTTTCGGACCTTTAAGATGGTCATCTATTATACCGAATAAAGAAAAACCCTTACCTAAAGATGTTCCACCAACTGTTGTTGCTGAATAATTAGCTCTAGTCCTTTCATTTAACGACCATTCACTACTTGATTTATTGTTTTTATTAAGCCTTATGCCTTTAAATACCCCTCTAAATTTTTTAGAGTCAACAAAACCTCTAACGTCTTTTGATTGCGGTATTGAAAGCTTATCTGATGCACATGCCCTCATTATTGAATCATCTGGGAAGTAACCCAAACCATAACTACATAAGACACTAACTGTGTATGATTTTCCCGTTCTTGGAGGCATATTAAGCATCATATATTTTATATCCCCCATAATAACATCCTGAACAGCGTCTGCAATTGGCTTTAACACGTGCTCTTTTGCATCTGTGAAAAATTCTGGGTCAAAATATTGACAATATCTCCACGCACCACCTTCTTTTGTTGGGTGAAAATCATCATACCTTTTTTGCCTTCTTTTCTCAAGGATAAGTTTAGCTTGAGCAATAGCTGTCTCTTGGTCAATCTTAGCCATCGTAAGTCTCTCCGCCACTCTCAATTATATCAATCAGTTCGTCTTCACTTTTTTCATTCATTGTCCCACTGAAGTTGAGGTTCACTGTTCCTTTCTTGAATGTACCACCTGTCAATTTATCACTTATCTCAACAAGCTCCTTAACTTCTTTCATTTTAACGTTATTGAGAAGTTCTGGGTGTTCCTCCATATTTTTCAATTTACTATCAATAACTTTTTCAGCCAAATCCATTGCCCTTTTTGCAACCTTTGTTCTTCTCTCAACCTCATAAGAAGTAACATTGTTAAGTATTTGTGTTTCAACAACTTCTTGTCTTTTTTCACGCTTATCAACCCAGTGATTCTTTTTTGCATATTCAGAAATAACCTGTCTTGATACACCAACCTCTCTTGCAAATTGAGCAAGCGTTGTATCTTTCGAAGTTGACAACCATCTTACCTCGAGTGCTTTCCAATTGTGTTTGTTATTTGACACCCTTTTCCTCCAATAAAATATTCTTTATAGCTTTCTTTTTCAGTCTATTTACGTCATCCTCAAATGAATCTTCTTTTACCCCAAACATATCATATACAAATTGATGAACACCATCCTTGTGTACTGCGTATTCTGGGTTCATAACACAATATGTGAACTTACCAAATGATACTCTTGCAATTATTCCTGCTGCTTTTAACTCATACAGGCAGTTTCTTGCAGTCAATTCGCCAACGCCAAGATACAGCGCAATTTGTTTTGTTGTTGCAATAAGTGTATTACCCTCTTCATCCTTACCAAACGACAATATATTTGTCCCCTCCTCCACAAGATTTGCAATATCCACAAATTGTTGATTCCAATTCTTTGCAGTATGATTATGTGGAAACTTTCTTATATACGCTACAAGATTAAGATTATCACAATAACCACCCTCATATACATATATCTGTTTCTTTCTTTTTCTGAATCCCATTGCGTGGTCAGAAGTATGTTTCTTATTCATAGTTAAATCCTAATAATTCCACCAATTTCTGCGCCTAAACATGCTTTCGTCATAACTTCGCTATCAGAGCAATATATCAACCCATTAAAGATATTTTTAAAGAAACACGTGTCTCTATTTCCGGATATTTTAATTACACCGCTATCTAATTTTATTATCATTGCACCATTTATACGCTTTTCAACAATAACACTCTTAACCTCATGTGAGTGTTGTTCCAATACTATCTTGTTATTTGCTGTGTTTATAGACAAATTAATGCTTTTAATATAATCACCCTTTTTCAAATCATTAAATTTTTTCATATTCTATTTTCCTTCTTTTTTCACATAATATATACATGTTTCAGCATTTTTTGTTCTTCTACAAACCCTTGTTCCATTATTTACACAATTATCACATTTTTCTTTAATATAAGTTTTATCCATAGAGTATTACCTTTTGTCCTTCCTTTCCTTTGTAAGGACATAATAACATAACTTTGTTTTTTTGTCAATGTTTTTCTCCCAACCACCAAACCAAAACCAATACAACCAATCCAAAACCAACCAAAAACCCTTGAACCTCCCTTCAACACAACCAATCCCCTTCCAGCATATCACATGTAACACCATCACTTTATCGTTGAATTGAACCCAACCCATGTAAGTTGATTAG